ATTCAAGGTCTATAATTTCGCTGCGCGCGAGGTGAACAAAAGACTAGCAGAAGAAGCATCTAGACAGAAATTTTTGGACGACCTAGGCGAAGGCATCATATACTTCGCGACACTGAACGAGAAGGACGTCACTCTGGTTCAACTAAACCGTAAAGAAGCAAAGGTCTACAACTTTGATGGCCTTAAAAAGGCCATACTTCAGATAAAAAATCTGCGTGCTGATATCACCAGTTCAGCAGGCAAGCCTAAGATCGTCATCAGCGATGGGGCAAATGGTGCACTACTGGAGATACGTACTAAGATCGAAAACAAACCTGATGGGACCCCTTACATTCGAAATTACATCGAAAAGGGAAATCTCTTAGGAGATCTGATCGCCAATTACGCTTGATCAGGCTGCTCCCATCCCCTTGCGGACGTCGTGGTACATCTCGTCGCGGTGTGCTTTAGACATCTTGGATGGAGCTCCAGCATGAAATTCCTTCTTATTGCCAGTGGCAGCGTGCTCACGCATCTTGCTAGCTGAGATTCCTGTCGTACCTTCAGCGTCAGGATCGCGCTCTCCAGAAGAGTGCACAGTGATCGACTTGAAGTGATAGGTGCCGTGATCCATCTTCTTGCCGTTATAACGATGCAGAAGATTGTGCATCTCTTCCTTGCGGTCTGAACCAGCCACGACATGAAGGTGCTCGACTCCCTTCTTGTGAAGGTCTACGGCCTGATGCAGGATCGACGGCTTACTGGAGGAAGAGGTGCTTACGTTGGTCTCGGGAAAGGCACGGCGAGCATGCTTTAGCTTCTGCTCAGCAGTCAAAGGATTCTTCTTCGGATCGTGCGAGTGGGAGAGCACTACCCCGTGACTCGCACCATGCTCCTTTGCTACCTCATGAACCTTATTCACCACGGCCTCGTGGCCATTGGTGATTGGGTTCATCCGGCCGAAGGCCAGAACGTGATGAGACTTGACGGCTGCTTCTTGAAGGAAAGTCTTGAACGATTTCATGTCAGCAATTCCACTTTCTGAGTGCGAGCGCCTTGCGTGTCGGTTCGCCGTTCGGCTTCTTCATCGGCCCCTTGACGCCGGACATTCTGGCGCAAAAAGACTTTCTACGATTGTAGGCCTTGCTTCCCTTCTTCAACTTTGATGGAGCAGTCGTGACAGGTGCCTTCAGATTTCCTCCGGTCTTGCGGTTGTAGTGATCACGGCCCTTCTGAGTCAGTCCTCCAGTGGAGCTCTTGTGACCCTTTGCGTCGACCGCAGCCTCCTCAACGTTTTCCTTCTCTCGTTCTTCTTGTTCGATGAATTCTCTGAAAGTTAGTAGCATGATTAGGCCCTCGTTCGGAGTAGGTTGGCTCTGGCAAATTCAGCGCGATTCACCAGCTTGGTTGGCTCTTCATGGCCACCAGCTGGTTTATGGTTCACCACGAATCCTTCTGGCTTAGACTTCTTTCCGTCGATGTGGTGCTCAAGACCGCCCTCGTGTTTCTCCAGATTCTTCACGAGGACATTCTTGGCCTGCTGTAGGTGGTGATGCATCGAGAGCAGATGACCGTAATGCTCAGAGTGCTTCTCGATGTGAGCAACGTGTTTGGCACCCTCGGATCGTCTTTGGTCGGCCAAAGCAGGAGTCTTCAGCTTGCTGGCAAGTCTCTCGTGTTGAGCCGTGATATGTTGCTGCAGGCCCTTGACGCTTGGCTTGTCTCCGGTGCGAACGGTGTGGTTGATGTATGTCGAAAGATGTCCGGCTTCTCCGGAATGTGGAGCCGAAGCGGAATACATCTTGGATCCGTGCTTGGCATGAATTGCCTTCGCGGCATCCATGTGCTTCTTGAATGTCTCCTGATCCTTCTTCGGATACTCGATCTTCGAGGTGTCGTGCTCAGCCGTCTTCAGGTGAACATCCGGATGAGACTTAAAATTATGAGTGTCAGGATGAGGTGTGGCCGACATATGCTCAGGTCCGCCACCGGCGGCATGCGACTTGTATTGCTGATGCACTACTACACCGATCTTAGACTTCTTGACCTTTTCGGCCTCGTCACCGTGTGCGGTGTACGTAATAGTGTTCGGCTTGAATGAGACCGATCCGCCCTTGTGATGGATCTGATCCTCATGAGTATGCAGTACATCTCCCTGATAAACACCCTTCTTCGGAGTAACCTTCGGTAGGTGATGCAGAGCCGTCTTCAGCTTGCTGACCAGACCAGGAGCATGACCATGGTTGGCATCAATGTCTGCATCAGAGTAGTTGACCTTCGGGTTCTTGTTGAAGGCAGACTTTGTCGCCACGAAAAACTTCTTGTTCGTAGGATGATGACCGAAGATGATGGCCGGAGACCCGTCATACTTCATGGTCAAAGAGGTATCGTGCTTTCCTGAGACCATATGCTCGTGGGCATGGGTCAGAGCCGAATGAGCATGCTCGAATCCTTTGCTGCCGTGAAGGATGGGGCGATCCTCGGCGTGATGAATGTGCTTCAATTGCTGAGGTTGTTCAGCCGCTTCGTCTAATTGAGAATTTTCAGGCATAGAATTCATTCTATTTATAGATAGAATCACATTGATGAATTTCACCCTCGTAACCCCCACGTGTGACCGACCAGAGGCCTTTGCTCTCTGTCAGAAGTGGATGGCTCGCCAGACCATTCCGTACCATCAATGGATCGTGCTTGACGATGGATTAAACCCTGCCAAGTGTACGATGGGACAGATACATTTATGCTACACGAAGACTCGCGGAAAAGGCAGTCTAGCAAACAAGTTAAAACTATTACTTTCAGATTCAAGCACTATTACCGGAGATGCCATTGCTCTCATCGAGGACGACGATTGGTACGCGCCCAATTACCTTGAGCTTGCCGCGTCCAGGTTTGAGGACTACGACATGATCGGAGAAGGGCATGCGCTGTACTACAATGTTCGCCGCCGGTGGTGGCATCTGCACACGAACGACAGGCACGCAAGTCTGTGTCAGACCCTGATTCGAAGATCTGGCCTCGAGGCATTTGCAGCATGCCTTAATGATCCGGATCCGTTCATCGACGTCCGGCTTTGGAAGACAAAGCTACGTAGCAAGCTTTACTTGCCGGAGATTGACCGGCACAGCCTGGTCGGAATCAAGGGGCTTTATCCAGGTTACGGGATCGGGCACGAAAGACCGTTGCCGCACCTGGATCCACAACTGAGCAAACTGAAAAAGGTAATAGGATCTGAGTCCGGCGTGTATGCCGGTTATTATTCTTAGACGAAGTCGTAGTCTTTGTACCACCTCTTGCCCGTTAAGCGCCGAGTGGTGACGTATCTCTCGAATAGACCCACCTCGTGGCCATAGGCTTCGACCTCCCACGGAAGGTCGTAGTAGTGCGTAGTCCTGATATCCCATTTCTTGCGTTTCCAGATGATCTCGTACGCGCCATCCGGACTATCTTTCATGTGCCCACGATGATACTGACAGACATGTACGACCTCATGTGCCAAACATCTCAGAACCGCAGGCAAATGCATGCTGCAGTCAACTCGTATTTCGTACTCCCTGAAGTCGTCGTCCTCATCGAGCGGTAGGCAGTCGGCCTTGCTTCCGTACTTCTGAAATAGGTCTGGCTTCAGCCGGATCGTCAGCAGTATGTTCTGCGGATCTCCTAAGAGGAGCGTAAGGTAGAACCTTGCCGCCCTCTCCACGTGAGAACGTTGGAGTTTAGATCCACCGGTTATGTCGATGTCAATCACGGCTTCTCGAGCTCCTCAGGCTTTACGAATAGGATCTTACCCTGGAACTGAATCATCCAGCGAACAGGTTCGCAGTTCACGTTCTCAGAGCCTACGATTAGCACCTTCTGCTTCTGGTAGATAGCAGAGTCGCCTAGCTCGAATTTGGAAGACTTTGGCATGGATCACCAGCGCTTGAACGTAGCTTGGCAGTCTGGACATTTCCAGTGGTCAACCCCGTCGTATTTTTCACGAATCTCGACTCCGATCAGACGAGAAAAGTAGCCGTCATTCTCCCCATACAAGTGAAGAGATTTCTCAGGAATAGCGGAACTGCGCCAGTCGGCCTTGCATTCCGGGCAAAAACGCGTCTGGTTTTTGCCGACCGTGACGATTGTATGGGGAGAATGAGTCATGACTTAGTAGTGGTGACGGCTACCGACATAGTTGAAGTCCTCCAGGAGGTCGTTGTCTTCCTCACGGTTGGTACGAACTCGGCTGCGTGAATTCCAGGGTTGATGCGGATCCTCAAAGATGAAACGAGTCTCGTCCAACGAGGCGTCGCGGATATCGTGACTGAACTCTTCAGTGATGTGTGCGTAGTTCATGGAAGTATTATTCGTCGGACGTGTTGATGAAGTTGTCGGCATTGTACCGGTTGAGCTCGCGAGCCTCGGCGACAACCTCGCGCTCGGAGACCGGCAGGAGACCAGGGATCTCGACGCCCTTGCGCTCCTTGCGGAGCTTCATGAGGCGCTCGATAACCGCAGCCTTGTTGACCTTGAGACGCCCGTTAGGGAGCTTGGTAGTGAGTTTCATCATGAGGATATCCTAGCAAATTACAGTGAAAAGTAAATCTCGAAGAATTACCTAAGTCGTTGATGGTCAGGCGGCGATGTTATTC